GAAAAGACCCGTTCAGAACTGATTGAAATGGGCTTCGACCGCGATAAGGTCATGGCGCTTTCGGATGACAATTCGCAGCAGTTTTCGGAGGAAGAACTGGCGCGGCTGGAAGACCGCGTGGAAGTTGACGACAGCATGGACCCGTCAACCGAACTGATCGAGATTTACGAGTGCTATCTGAAAGCCGACATGGACGGCGATGGCGTATCGGAAAACGTCAGGGCTTATTTCGCTGGCGCACATGGTTCTGGCGAATTGCTGGATTGGGAGATTGTTGAAGACGATCACCCATTCGACAAGATCGACTGCTTTCCGATGCCGCATCGCTTCGACGGGATGTCGATTGCCGATGATACAATGGACCTGGAGCGCATCAAGACGGTTCTAACGCGCCAGATGCTTGATAACCTGTATGCGGTGAACAACCCGCAGAAGGAGGTTGAGGAAGGCTCGGTAATCAACAAGGATGCGCTGATTAACCCGAAATTCGGGCAACCAATCATCAAGCGCAAAGGTTCGCAGCCGATTGTTCCGCAGGTTGTGCCGTTTATCGGTGACAAGGCATTGGCGGGAATTGCCTATATCGATGAGGAAATGCAGAAGCGCACAGGCGTTTCCAAGATGGCAATGGCGCTGGACGCCGAAGCCTTGCAGAACCAGTCAGCCACGGCAAACCAGAACGCGCATGATGCATCCCGCGCGAAACAGGAATTGCTGGCGCGAAACATGGCAGAAGGCTGGGCCAATGTCGGGCGCAAGCTATTGCGGCTGTATGTAAAGCACCAGGACCGCCAGGAAGTGGTCAGGCTGCGCGGTGAATGGGTGCAGATGGACCCGCGCCACTGGAACGCGGAAATGGACTGCGTGGTCAATGTAGGGCTTGGAACAGGCTCCAAAGACCGCGACATGATGATGCTTAGTCAGGTTCTACAGCACCAGACCATGATGGCGGCACAATTGGCCGATCGGAACGAACCGCAAAAGGCGCTGGAATACCTGCCAAAGATTGTAAAGACGCTGGTCAAGATTGGTGAATCGGCTGGCCTTCGCAATGCGGATGATTACCACATCGATTTCACGCCGGAAGACTTGCAGCGCATGTTGCAGATTGCACAGCAGCCGCAACCTGATCCGAAGGCGGAAGTCGAAAAAGCCAAGATGCAGATGGAAATGCAAAAGACGCAATTCGATATGCAGGCCGAACAGCAAAAAGCGCAGATGGATGCGCAGTTGATGCAGCAAAAGGCTATGGCGGATACGGAACAAACCCGGCAGAAAATGGAAGCCGATATTCAGATCAAGCGGGAGCAGTTGACTGCCGAATTGCAATTGAAGCGAGAGCAGCTTGCGGCGGAACTGCAATTGAAGCGGGAACAGATGCAAGCTGAATTGCAGATCAAGCGCGAATTGGGCCTGCACGCTACGAACGTCAATGGTGCTACGATGGTGGCGACCAGCGGCGTCCACATGGGCGGGGAACCTGGGTAATGGATTTCACAGACGAACAATTGGCGGTGGAAGCTGAAAGGCTTCTGAAAGACCCGGTGTTGAATCTCACTGTGTCCCGCATCATGGCGGACAGCTTGCAGGAATTGGCGGCAGCAGATGCCACCGATGCCGATGCAATCCGTAAGTCACAGGCTACCTATCGCGCGGCGGAAGAATTTATGCTGCGCTTGCATAGGTATGTCGAAGCGTTGAACGCTGACGGAGACACGACGCAGGTATAGAGAATTTGCCGAACGGCAAATAATGGCTCCTAATGGATCGCCATTCAAAAGGAACGTCGGATGACGTGCCGAATCCCTTAGAAGGACCACTTAACATGCAAGATAGCGACCTCCCGAATGGGACCGCTTCAAGCGAACCGCTGACACTTGATGAAGGCGCAGCGGCGCTGGAAGACATCCTAAGCCCCCCAGAACCGGGACCGGCAAAGGAAAACGTCCAGGATGAACAGCCCGAACCTGAAACCGATGAGGAATTGGGTGACGGCGAGGAAACGCAGGAAACCGAAGACGCGGAAAGCGACGACGAGGAATCTGACGACGAAACCGACGAAGACGCGGAAGAATCAGAAGCGGCAACGCTTGATGACGAAACCGTTGTTGACCTTGGCGACGGTCGTAAGGCCACCCTTGCGGAACTGAAAGCCGATTTCGGACAAGTGCAACAGCGTGTTGCCGATTTCCAGCGTGATTACACGCGCAAAACCACCGAACTTGCCGAACAGGCCAGGGAAGTGGAGGCAAACAGCCAGCGTGTATTGCAAACCGCGCAACAGATAGCACAACAGCGCGATTTCTTGATGCAGTGGCAACAGGCTTATATGCCGCAACAGCCGCTGGCTCCGACCGAATCGCCATCGGAAGATCCGATTGCTTGGCTCGAATACCAGCAGCAACGCGAAGCATATGAAGGCCAAATGCTTCACTTCCAACAGATGCAGGCAATGTCGGAACAAGACCGGCAGCGCCAGCTACAGGAAGCACAGGAGCAAACCCGGCAGTTTGTTCAGGAACAACGATCCCGCCTTCTGGAAAGGCGACCGCACCTGAAAAACCCCGAAAAGGCAAAGCAGACCTATACCGAACTCACCGAAACGTTTTCAAAGACGTATGGTGTTTCGGCGGAAGAACTCGCGACGTTCACGGACTCGCGGGCGCTGGAAATTATGCTTGACGCTCTGGCATACCAGAAAATCAAGCAGGCAAAACCAGCGGCGAAAGCGAAACTGGAAAACAAGCCAAAGATGCTTTCGGCCTCCAAGGTCAAAACCACGGCAAACAAGGAATCACAAACCAGAAAGGCAAAGGCTGACCGCCTGCGCAAGACTGGATCGCTTACGGCTGCTGTTGACGCTCTCATGGACTTTGACCTTTAGGAGCTATCAACATGGCACAGGTATCCAATACCTTCGAAACGTACAGCGCGGTAGGAAACCGCGAAGAACTCGCAGACAAAATCTGGCAGATTACGCCTTGAATTTAGGGCCGTTTCTGTAGCATAAAAGGCAACGTGCCAACATTGCGGGGCAACAGATATTGAGTTGCACGCGCACCATATAAAGCCGTTCAAAGAATATCCTGAATTGCGGTGGGAAGTCAGCAATGGCTTAACATTGTGTTGCAGGTGTCATTGGGCGGTACATGCTGCAGAAAATGAAAACGCGGTGAACTCGGGGAAACCCCTAACAGGTGGTGCTGAGGGCAATCCCGAGCCAAGCCTGGATGGAAACATTCAGGAAGGTGTAACGACTAGAGGACGAGCCTACCGTCGCTGGAATGGCAAATGTGCTTGGTGTGGAACATTTCTTAGCAAAAGGCTAAGCGATGTGACCGGCAAGTCATTCATTGCCTGTTCGCATTCGTGCGCAGGCAAGGAAAGCCAGAGAAGGCGACAACGGCAGTAATTTCCTCCAAGAGCGCCGCGCGCGAAAGCGATGATATAGTCTGGACTGCATGGAGACATGCAGAAGCAGCGGTTAAATGCCGTTGCGGTAACATACTCGGAAGAAACCCCGTTTCTGTCCCTGATCGGGCGCGATAACGTAGTATCTACGCATCCCGAATGGCAGACCGACACGCTCGGTTCTGTCGATACCGACAACAACCAGCCGGAAGGCAATGATTGGGCTTATGACTCGATCACGCCGACCACCCGCGTTGGCAACTACACGCAGATTTCCGACAAGAAAATCATCATTTCGCGCACGCAGGAGAAGACCTCCAAGGCGGGCCGGAAGTCGGAACTGGCGCGTGAAGTGGCCAAGAAGGGCAAGGAACTGAAGATTGACATGGAAGCCATCGTGCTTTCCAATCAGGCTTCATCCGCTGGCTCTGGCGACGGCGCAACCAACCGCAAGCTTGGCGCATTTCGCGCTTGGCTGGCCACCAATGATTCACTCGGCGCAAACGGTGCATCTGGCGGCTTTAACAGCGGCACGGGCGTTGTCGATGCGGCAACCAATGGCGACCAGCGCGCGTTTACCAAGGCGATTCTGGATGGCATCATCCTGGACGCCTATAACGCGGGCGGCAATCCATCCGCGCTGATGGTTTCGCCATACGTCAAGACGGTGTTTTCAACCTTCATGAACGACACGGACGTGGCACCTTTCCGCTACGCCGCTTCATCCTCGAAGAAGAACACCATCATTGCGGCGGCTGACATGTACCTCTCCGACTTCGGTGAGATTGCAGTTGTGCCGAACCGTCAGATGGCCCGTGCGGGTGCTTCCATTGCCCGCAATGCCTACCTGATCGACCCGGAAATGGTCTCGCTTGGCGTGTTCGATGACATCAAGGTCGAGAAGCCAGCCAAGACGGGCGATGCGGAAAAGCGCGTAATGGTCTGCGAATATACGCTGTGTGTGCACAATGAAGCCGCACATGCTGTAGCCGCTGACCTCTACGGCCTGACCGCTTCCACCTAATGCGTGACGGGCGGCGGGCAACTGCCGCCCTAACCATTTCCGAAAAATGAAAGGAGAACGGCGATGCCCGTTACACACGTAAGCAAGCAGGTCCCCGACGCAGCGACCTATACCGTGGATTCGCAGGATGCGGGTCTTACACACTGGATGCCAAACCTCACGGCAGATTGCGCCATCACGCTCCCGACCCCAAAGGCGGGCCTGTGGTTTGAATTTTCTTTTAAAGGCGTTGCGGCAGACGCGCAGGATTGGAACTTCACGACAGGCAGCGACACGAATTACTTCGTGGGCGGCGTTGTCCATCTGGACACTGACGCGGGTTCAGCAGGCGATGAAGTCGTGCCTGTTTATCCTGACGGCAACTCGAACTCGAAGTTCAACGTTCTGGTGCCTGAAGCCGGCACAAGGGTCCGCTTTGAGTGCGACGGAACGCTTTGGTACATCAACGGCACTGTAGTCTCGGCCACAGCGCCGACATTTGCCGACCAGTAATCACTGATACGACAACCGAAGGGGCCGGCAATCGCTGGCCCCTTTTTCATTGAACAAGCGAGAGGAACTCGGCACATGGCCCGACCCCGTAAGGACGCAATGGAATCTGCGGAAAGCACTCCAGACGCGAAACTCTATCCCGTCAAACTGCTGAAGAACTATCGCCCAGGCGGTGACTTTGAAGTGCAGGACTTGGAAATTCCCGAAGACCCCGAAAGCAACAAAATCTGGCGCGAACCGACCACGCAAGAGCGGGCGAAATGCGTTGCAGGCAAGACCGTGAACATCAACGCTGTGGAAGCCAAGCGGCTGCTGCATCTGCGAATTGGCGAACGCGCCGATGCCTTCATTGATTGACCCGACGAAAATTGATCCGTCCCGCATACCGGACGATCAATGGGAATTTGAAGGCTTTTCGGATGGCGGCACGTCTCGCACGTTCATCTATTGGGTGGACAAGGAAAATGGCGTGTTTTTCCGCAAGAAGGAAAACGTCATCGAGCAAGAACTGATTGCCGAAAACCAGGAGCGATACAACCAAAGCCAGGGCGTCCGCTTTGGCGATGGTCAAGTGGTGGCGCGTGTCCCGATGAACATCTTTTATCGGGACATCGCACCCCGCCTGAAGCAGGGCGATAAGGACTATACAAAATGGTGGCTCGACCATGAAAACAACCGCCCTTGGCGCAATTTTCGAGGACGCATTAAATGAACCAGAAGCGCTTTAAGGAACTGTTAGAATACAGGGAAGGCAAGCTCTTTTGGCGAGTTGACCGCACCGGAAAGGCGTTGGCCGGTTCGGAGGCAGGGAGAGTTGATAGTCGCGGGTATTCGCAGATTTCGGTTGATGGCGTTAGGTATGCGACGCATCGTCTGGTTTGGTGCATGTTCCATGGTGAAATGCCGAAACATGAGATCGACCACATTAACCGAAATAAGTTGGACAACAGGATTGAAAATCTACGTGATGTCCCGCGCAGCCTAAACGTGAAAAACAAATCGCGGTACAAAAACAATAGCAGCGGGCATCCCGGCGTTAGAAAAGAATGCGGGGCTTGGCGGACGTACCTTTCCAATAAGTATTTAGGCACCTACGAACACATGCGACATGCCGCTCTTGCAAGGCGTTTTCACGAAAAATTCCATAACTATAGGGATGCGGCGTAATGGCACTTGCTAACTACGGCGACCTGAAAACCCGCATTGCAGACTTCATGTTTGACGCGGGGATTGTGGACACGGAAGCGGCTGACATCGTTACCCTGTCCCAGGCCATGCTGAATACCACGTTGCGGTCGCGTGAAATGGTGACAAGCGTTGACCTTTCCCCGACAGCGGGCGTGTTCACCTTGCCGACCGATTACGCGCAATGGCGCATGGTGGTCGAAAAGGCATCGCAACGTAGGCCGCTGGAATACATCACGATGGAGGAAGCGGAGGAAGTTTACCCTGACAGGCCATCGGGGCTTGGCCAGTATTTCACGATTACAGGTTCAAGCCTGCGAGTGTTCCCGACCATCACGAATGACATCAACTTCGTGTATTATGCGCGGCTCGGCGCGTTTGCCAGCGACAGCGCTACAGATTGGCTTTTGACCCGTTACCCGCACGTTTACCTTTGTGCGGGGCAGATGGTAGCGGCAGAATTTATCAAGGATGATGCGGAATACGCCAAGCACGCGGCAGCGCTGGAGCGGTATATCAGCATGATTCACGGGCAGGATGATGCAGCGGAAATCGCATCGGCTGGCCTGCATATTCAGAGCATTACTCCATGAACCCGATCATGGTTCCGTTTGCGGAATATGCGCCGGATTTGTCGGATTATTCACCGGAGTTTTCTGACGCGATTTTGAACGTCGAGCCGAAGCAGGACGGCTACGGCAGTTTGCCGGGTTTCGATACGATTGGCGATGGATTGGGCGCGGCGGCGCGTGGCGCTATCACGGTGCGCAAGGCTGACGGCACAACTGACATTTATGCCTTCACGGCTGCAAAGGCGTATAAATACAACGATGCGACGGCATCATTTGATGAGGTGACGCGGCTTTCGGGCGGGGATTATTCAACGCTCGATGGCGTGGATTGGTCTCTGACACAATACGGCTCACGCCTGATCGCTGCCAATGGCGCGGATGCGGTTCAGTATATCGACGTTGACAGCGGCACGAACTTTGCAGCGCTGCCCAATGCGCCGCAGGCTTATTACGTTGCCACGGTTGGCGATTTCCTGTTGCTGGCACGGCTGGACAGTGACCCGCGCGCTGTTGCGTGGTCTGGCGTCAATGACAGCGAATGGTGGACATACGGCCAGCGCGGCTCGGACCAGCAGGTTTTGCCGGATGGCGGCAAGGTGCAGGGCGTTGTCGGGCAGTCATCCGGTGCGGTGATATTCCAGGATGAAAAAATCCGCCTGATGGAACGTGTATCGGGCAACCTTGTGTTCACCTTCCGCGTTTTGCATGAGGCAATCGGGTGCTTTTCGCCAAACAGCATCATTCCGGTTCGCAATTCGTTTTTCTGGTACGACCAGGGCGGCTTTTACGAGGGATTGGGAGCCAACCCGATTGGCGCGGATCGAGTGAACCGTTTCATTGAAACCAACTCGAATGCATCTTTTCGCAAGGTCATGCGCGGCGGGCGCGACCCGGCAAAGAAGCTGGTTTGGTGGCTGATACAGGACGCTGACGATTCCCGGTACATGCTGGGCTTCGATTGGCTGTTGCGGCGCTGGACCCGCGCAACAATGGGTGTCGATTACATTTTCTCGGCTATCAGCCCCGGTTATACCATCGACGGCATGGCGGCGCTTGGCTACACGATTGATACGCTGCCGTATCCGATGGATTCGGTTTTTTGGCAGGGCAGCGGCGTAAAAACCCTGGCAGGCTTCAATACCGATGGCGACTTCGGATATTTCCAGACAACATCGCTGGCGGCGACGTTGGAAACGCATGACATTGAACTGGCCAAGGGCGATTATGCATTTGTCAATTCAATGCGCCTTGTTGGCGACCCTGACAAGGCGAACGTGACGGGTAAAATCGCACAACGGCCTTTTCATGGTGAGGCGCTTTCATGGTCCAGCGGCCAGACGCCAAACGCCAACACCGGGCGCATGTGGTTTCGGTCAAGGGGCAAGACGCATCGCGCCAGGATCGACATTGCGTCGAGCGATTGGGATAACGCAAACGGCGTGATGCTGTATGCAAAAGGCGCGGGGCGGCGATGAGCATTCAGATCAGCCAAACCGGCACAAGGCAAACGTTCTTTTCCAAGCCATCGGATACAAATGCGGCAACGGTCTACACGGTTTCCAGCGGCGTTGTGAGGGCCGTTCTGGAATCGGTGAACATTGCGGCGACCGGGGCGGCGAACGCGACTGTGTGGCTAAATGACGGCTCTACAGACTGGTTGTTGCTTGATGCTAAAACATTGAGCGCAAACACGAACAATGTGGAGACATTTGGCGAACCTGTGTTGCGGTCTGGCCATTCGATCAAGGTCAAGACAAGTTCCGCCAATAACCTGACATTCACGGTTACGCTGATCGAGGAATTGCGGCCTGCATGACGCCTTATCTGGTTTCCCATTATGGGGTTGACGCGATATTCCCGCGCGTTGCGCCCTATCTGGAAAAGGCCATCAACCACAACCGATGCAGCGGATGGACGATTGCGGGACTGTATCAGGCGTGTTCACGGCGTGAGGCGTTCCTGTTTGTGGACGATATAGAAAACCCGAAGAACGCAATGACGCTGCGCTTTGAAGTATGGGGCGGCGAGGGCGTTTGTTACATCATGTTTTTGGGCGGTGAAGGCGGCTGCGATTGGGTTGCCGCTATGCCGCATATACAAAAGTTTGCCGAAAATTTCGGCGTGAAACGGGTTTGCGCAAACCTGCGTGACGGCTGGTTGCGGAAATTTAAGGCCAAGCGATTGGCAACCCTTTGCGAGATAGAGGAATAGCTATGTCAGGCGGCAGCAAGACCACAACCACATCGCAGACATCTGCGACCGAACCATGGGCGCAGGCGCAGCCATACCTTCAAAAAGCCATGGCGGCGGCGGGCAATGAGTTTGATGCTGGCACAGGTTCGCAGGTTTATCAGGGAACAACGGTGGTGCCGTTTGCGAACCAAACCATCGCGGGTATGAACCAGATCGAGGGTTTGGCGAGCAACGCAGCCGCGCCGATGCAAAACCCGATGGCCGCTTACAGCGGCATGATGCAGACGCTAAACCCGATTGCGCAGGGTGATTTCTCAAACGATACGACATTCAACAACACGCTGGGCCGCGCACAGCAGGACGCCAGAACGGGCGTTGACCTTTCAATGAGCGGCGCAGGGCGCTACGGCGGGGCCATGCACCAGGGCAACATTGCTCGCGAGATTGGCGACTTGACAAACCGCGCCATGCTGCAAAGGCAGGATTGGGCCAGCCAGCAGATGCAGAACTACGGCAACGCGATGCCGCAGGCGTTCCAGACCGCAATGATGCCTGCACAGGCAATGATGGGCGTCGGCTCGGCCTATGAGGGGTTGGCGGGCAATTATCTAAACGAAGAAATGCGCAAGTTTGACGCGCAGAAAAACGCCAAATGGGATGACATCGCACGATTGAACGCGATTGCTACAGGCGCGGGTCAGCTAGGCGGGACAACTTCCGGCACGGCACAGGTTCCAAACCCGAATTACACCAGCCCGTCGCAGATATTTGGCGGCGGGCTTAGCCTCTTGGCTTCAATCCTGTAAGGGGACAAACCATGCCAAACAATCAAGCGCATCTATACCAATATACGCCTTACACCGGCATGGAAGACGTTCTTGGAATTGCTTCACCCCTGACGCAATACGAGCCGTACAACGGCATGGAAGGCCACCAGCTAGGCCAACCTATGTTCGATAAAAAATATCATAACGACGCGCTGATGCAGGCATTGATGAAGGCGCGGGCCTTCGATCAGATATTGGGCGCGTTCACGCCGCAGAATGCGCAGGGCGGCGGGCAGAATGCGCAGGGCGGCGGGCAGAATGCGTTTCTCGATACGCTGTTGGGTGAAACAGCGCAGGACGCTGCACCCGTTGCCGCACAGGCCGCTGCACCTGCAGCACCGGCACCCGTTGAAGCCGCCCCTATGGCTGCGCCCGAAGGCCGAAACGATGGCTACGACGCACCGGGCGGTTTTGCCGGGCCTGATGGATACGGGCTGTATTCAAACCACTATGCCGGAACGGGCATGTATAATGCGCCGAATGAATCCGTGACTGGATTTTATAGCGGGCAGAACTCGGAAGGCTCCAAAGGCGAAGGGGGCGCAGCAGGCAAATGAACCCATTATTTTCGCAGCACGGCGCTGGCCTCGGCATGACAAGCCAATTCCAGCCACAGCAGGCCCCCATGCAGTTGCCGAATTATTCCGCAGCGGCGCCAAAGGATTTCGGCTCCCGCTTCAGGGCGGCTTTGCCTGATATTCTCATGGGCATTGGCACATCGCTTGCCACGAATAATTGGGGCAATGCGGGCAAGTTTGCGGCAGAAAGCAGGCAGCGCAGGGAACAGGAAGCCAAGGACGCGCAGGGCCGCAACGTCACGATGGAATGGCTAAAAACGCGCGGTGCGAATGACCTTATCCCGCTTGTTGCGTCCGGTGAAATAACGCCTATGCAGGCCATTCAGATGGCAAGCCAGACTGCGGACATGCCGACGAAGGTCAAAGAATTTCTGTTCGCGCAGAAGGAAGGTTTCACTGGTGGATTTATGGACTTTTTACAAGCCCTGCGCGAGCAAACCAATGTCAACGTAAACAACAGTTTGGGCGGTCCAAATGACGGCGCATTGCGTAAAAAACTGGACGAAAATACTGGAGAACAATGGGCAAGCTATCAATCTGCTGGGGCTGTAGCGGGGCAACTTTCGCGCGATCTAGATATGCTTGATGAGATTGGGAAAATGGCACCGCAAGGACCGATTGAAGGCAGGCTTGCCCAAGCCTTCCCTGGTGCGTCCAGCGCCGCTGCGGCATTCCAAGCGATTGTAAAACGTGTTGCGCCCAGCCTTCGCCAAGAAGGTTCAGGCTCTACGTCTGATATTGAATATCAAGGCTTCTTGGACTCCTTGCCCGCACTGCAAAATATGCCAGACGCAAATTTGCTGATTACGCAAGTGCTTCGCAGCAAGGCGCAAATTGACATTGAAAGATCAAACATTGTTGCCGCTTACAGTAATGGCGAAATTTCGGCGGCAGATGCACGAAGCCGCATTTCCGAACTGGACCGCCGAGAGATATTGACGCCAGAGATTAAGCAGAGGCTTATAGGAATTGCGCCGCAAAGTTCTGACGGTTTCCAGCAGACGCCGAGCGGTAACAAATTCCGCATTAAAGGGAATTGACCTGATGCCAATTGTTGAAATCAACGGCAGAGATGTAGAAATTCAGGGCGATTTTGCGACTCTCCCGCCCGAACAGCAGCAAGCTATCGTTGATGATATTGCGAACCACATGCCGCCCGCAGTCGGAACCGCCGAAGATATAGTTAAATCTGTCGTTTCTGGTGCCGCCCGTGGCGTGGCTGATTTGGTTGGCCTTCCAGGCTCCCTTGACGATGCTCTTATGGCTGGTCTAGGTTATCTTGGGCGCAAGGGCTTTGAGGCTGTTACTGGACGCGAGCCGCAGTTTTCATCGGGTGGAATTGAATCGTTCTTTTCCAAAGGGCCGGAAGGCGCAAATCGCCAAAGTGCTCTTAGCGGGAATGCCATGCGCCGCTATCTCGCATACGCGACAGGCGGGGCATCCGATTACAAGCCACAGACCACGGCGGGCAAATATGTGTCAACGGTTGGCGAGTTCCTTCCCGGCGCGGCAGCTTTCGGCGGTTTAAACCCAGCGAACATTGCGCGTTTTGGGGTAGTCCCTGGGCTAGCTAGCGAGGCGGCAGGGCAAGCCACTGAAGGCACTAAATACGAGCCATGGGCGCGGACAGGTGCGGCACTTTTGGCTCCCATGGCCGCGAATAGGCTTATAACGCCATTTAAGGGCAGCGGTGCGGAGCGGGCAAAACTTGTCAAGGTTATGGAAAAGGAAGGCGTTCCCCTTTCTGCGGGGCAAAAACTTGGCAACACAAAACTTCTATACAAGGAGTCACAATTAGCGCCAAACGCTGCTGCCGATTTCGCGGAGAACCAAGGTAACGCTTTCACAAGGGCTGTTCTTAAACGCATCGGCGTTGATGCCGACGCTGCTACGCCTCAAGTTTTGGGTCAGGCGGCAGACGATATTGGGCGCAAGTTTGAGACATTGACTGGTGCCTATAAAATCCCGCGCGACCCGCAATTGTTTAAAGATTTGCAAAACGCTCGGCTAAGGTACATGCGCGATGCATCCCCAATGTCTAGATCGGGAACGCTTGATGCGGCAATTAAGGATGTCACTGAAGCCGTAAAAAAAACAGGGTCGATCAGCGGGCGGCAATACCAAAGTTTGCGCAGCGAAATAAGCAAGGTTATGCGCTCCGCAAACCCTGAAACCACCAAGGCTCTCCGCGATTTTATCAACGCGATGGACGACGGAATGGAGAGGGCGATCAGGATAACAAACCCGAGTGACGTTGGCGCTTTTAAGGAAGCCCGCAACCTGTGGAAAAACCTTCTCGTCGTGGAACGCGCGGCGACCGGCGCGGGTGAAGCTGCCAGACTTGGCATTATATCTCCGAAGCAACTTCGATCCGCTGCAATGAATGTCAGTGGGCGGAAAAACTTCGCAAGGGGCAAAGGAGACTTTGCCGAACTCGCCCGCGCTGGCGAGGCAACTATGGTCAAAATGCAGCAAAGTGGGACAACGCCAAGATTCGATGCAATGCTTCCGTTTGGCATAAGCGGAACAGCCGGGACTGTTTTGGGTGCAACATTGTTTCCTGCAAACCCTGTTTTGGGCGGTATTGCTGGCGCTTCATTGGGCGCTGCGGCGCCTAAAGTGCTTGGGAATATGGCGCTGAGCGGGCTGGGCCGAAAATACCTCGGAAATCAAGCGCTCCCGCCTCTTCCCCTTAACGACCCTCGCCTTCTTGGTCCTGCATTGTTGTCTGTCGGGCGCGAAACCAATCAATAGCGGCGATAATTACAACAGTGCAATAATACGCCAGCATCATCCCCATAACAAGCGCAGCGTTCTGCAATGCTTAAGCTGCTTCTTTCATCGGTGCAGGACGATCAATTGGCGCAGGGCGGGCGGTAGGGCGTTCTTTATCGTCTGATAAAATGGGTTTTTTCATAGCCTGACACAATCGCTACGAATGCACTAGATTGCAAGGTGAACAAATGGCGAACTATCCAACTCGGGCGCAAGTTGAATCATATATTCGCTCGGAAGCGATTGCGCGCGGCATCAACCCTGACACAGCGGTCGCTGTTGCAAATTCAGAAGGATTGAAGGCGGACCCGAAAGAAGGTTGGCAGTCAAACATCCGCGAAAAAACAGGCAAACGCGAGCCATCCTACGGGCCATTCCAGCTTTACACAGGCGGCGGGCTTGGCAATGAATTTAACAAGCAAACTGGCCTTGATGTAAAAGATTGGTCAACGTGGCAAGCGCAAGTTCAATTTGCTCTCGACCACGCCGCCAAAGAAGGCTGGTCGAAGTTTCATGGGGCGAAAACTGTCGTCGACAGCCAATGGACAGGACTAGAAAACGCATCCCCAAAGGGCGTTAACGCAAACCCTGTTGCTTCAGCACCGCAAGCACAAGCGCAGGCGCAAGCGGAAAGCTATGACCCGACATCTTTGCAAATGGGGTTTATGCCAGGTCTTGCCGCGCAAAACACGCAACCGGCAAAGCCGTTCGATGGCGCGGTGAAAGCCGACCCTGTGCCGCAATTCGCACCAGCAGACAGGCCGTTCCCCGCCACGCAATACGCGGAAGTGGACCCGGAGCAAAAGGGCATCGATACGGTTCTGACGGCTGACGGGAAAATGCGCGTTATCCCTGCCCCTAAAGCAGGAATGCAAGCGCAGTGGGAAGCCGCCCGTATCAACGGTATGTTGTTTATGGCTGGCAGGCTGGCAAGCCTTGAAGACGCAAGGGCCGCGCAAAGCAGATTTGACGGGGTGCGCGAACGCGAGGCGGCAGAAGCGGGCAACACGAATAAATCTGTGGCATCGCCAAACATGGCTGACATTGTTGCCTTGCCTGATGATCTGGGGCCAGCGCGACCGGAAAATATCAGCGCCAGAATGGCACCTCTGTTGGATTCGATGCGAGGCGCGTCACGCCTAACAAAATCCGGCGCACTATCCAATATGCAAGAAACTTTGCAGAAACATGAAATAGCGCGGCAGCATTATGAGTTTTTGACTGGCAAACAGATGCCGCCAATAGCGGACGGCATCGCCAAAGCGGGAACATCCCGTGAAAAAAACCGCAAGGGTTCGCAACACTTCCACGGCAATGCGCTTGATTATCTGACAGCGCCGGAAGACCTTGGCTACAAAATGAGCCAATTTGAAAAGTCCGCGCTTAAGGAGGCATTCCAAATTGCAGGATTGCCGACCGTCAATTTCTACGGCGACGGCAGGCGTGTTCATGCCGATCCTAGACCGGGCGGCGGCTTTTGGTCTGACGCAAGGTTTCAACCTGGGCCGCTCGGCGACAACATATCCGTTCCAGGCGCTCCCATACCTACACCAGCACCGCGCGGCACGTCTTCAGATTCGATTGATCGCGCCAGCATATCAGCAGCGCTTTCGGGTCCGTTTGGCGGCGTAAACTTTGCAAACGGGCAATCCGCCAAGCCGCAGAACGCATCGCCCTCATCTTACTCGCCCGCACTATCGCAACGTTCTTCAGGGCCGGAAGGCAAGATTACAAACCCGATGTATGGGGATGGTGCGCCTGTATCTGGCAGAACGCTAAGCCCTACGCTTGCATATGCGCCTCAACAATCATTCTCCGAAGTTCCATCCCCGTCTAGGTCTCTATCAGGTGCGCGCCCCAGCTCGCCGGTGTTTAGTTCCCCTCTTGGCTTCACGTCGCCCACAAAGGCTGCAACTGGCGTCCAGACCTACAATCGCCCAAGCATATCAGCCGCGCTTTCTGGACCGCGTGGCGGGGTAAACTTTGCAAATGGGCAAATCGCTAATCCGCCAGGACCAATGTCCGCCACGGCGGCGCAATATGCTTCCTACGGCGCTGGAAAGCCGGTAAGTGACCCGCTGGCTATTGCTGCGTCAACAATGCTTACGCGGCCAGAAATGCCCCCGCCTTCTGTTCCAAAATCAGCACAGCAATCAAAACCCCAAACTCAATTGAGCGAAGCAGAAAAAGCCAAGCAGCGGGCCGAAGCATTCCTCGAAGAAAACAACCTTAAGGGCGTTACCGGCAAGGTGGTTGCGCAAAGCCTGGGCCAAAAGATCGGCAGTCTATTAGGAAACGCTAACGTAGCGCAGGCGCTAGGCGGATTGGGCGGGCTAGTCAGCGGCATCGCCGCACCTGTCGGCAGCAATTACCAAGGCGAATGGACGCCAGCGGCGGGTGGCAACAAAGTGGTGGAAAGCATTGGCGTAGGCATAGGCGGCGAAAACCTGAGCGGTGTTACCAATCAATACGGCGCGACATCGATGCTCGGTGAAGGTGGTTCGCGCACCTATGGCGGTCCTGGCGGTTCAAGCGGGAAATAAGGATACACAAATGGGCTTTTACAAGAACGACGCGACAGCGGCGAACAATACATCTGTGAACGGAATAGCCATTCAAGGCAGCTCGTCGCCTGCCAATATCGATAATGCGCTTAGAGAACTGGCGGCGCAAGGCAAGCAATTCGCCTTGGATATTGCGGGCGCCACCACTGTCGGCGGCACTGCTGATGCAATCACGATAACCGCGAATGATTCCGCCGCTGATGCGTATTTCGACGGGATGATAATCGGCTTTGTGGCTGGTTCGGATAATGCCACGACAACCCCGACAGCGAACGTCAATGCTATTGGTGCCAAGACAATCAAGAAGGCGCTAGGTTCAGATGGCGCTGAATTGGCGGTGGCGGCGGGCGATATACAGTCGGGCGGATTGTATCTGTTGCGCTATCGCTCGGCATGGGCCAGCGGGGCGGGCGCATTGCAGTTGATTGATTTGCAACATCCAGCAATAGACAATCGGGCATCAAACGTCATCATCAACGGAGATATGCGGATCGACCAGAGGAATGCTGGGGCGGCGGTAACGATTGACGCCACGTTTAATATCTACACAGTGGATAGATGGGCTGGCTCTGGGCAAGTTACAGACGGTGTTTTTACCGTAGATCAAACCACAGACGCTCCTGCTGGTTTTACAAACTCCTTGCGGATTACTGTGACCACAGCCGATGCGTCAATCGGTGCTACGCAAAACTATTTGCTTACTCAGTTTGTGGAAGGATTTAACTGCGCAGATTTCGATTTTGGCAAAAATTCCGCCAAAGCTGTAACCCTATCTTTTTGGGCAAGGTCGTCTGTGACAGGCACGTTTGGCGGGGTTTTGCAAAACAATGGAAATGATCGGACATATCCTTTTACCTATGCGATTTCCTCGGCAAATACGTGGGAATACAAAACCATTACCATTGCAGGCGACACCACAGGCACGTGGCTAACTGACAATGGTCGTGGCTTGGCTTTAAGATTTCAAATAGGTGTAGGGTCAAGCCGTGTGGCAGCGTCGGGAGCGTGGACGGGAACTCCCAGCATCTTTGGCGCAACGGGCGCGACCAACATCATCGAAACCCTGAACGCCACTTGGGACATCACCGGCGTCCAACTAGAAGCAGGCGACACCGCCACGCCTTTCGAGCATAGATTGTATGGGCAGGAGTTGGCGCTGTGTCAGAAGTATTATTACAAGATTTTTCCGGGCGCTGTTTCAGCTGTATTTGGCCCTGCATATTCTTTTTCTACCACAGGGGCGCAAGCAGCCATTCCTTATCCTGTAACTATGAGAATAGCACCAACAGCTTTAGAGCAAAGCGGAACCGCCAATCACTACGCTGTAGTTGCGGGTTCTTCTATTGTAACTTGTTCAGCCGTTCCAACTCACTCAACATCAACAACAAACTATTCAGGCATTGTTAATATTACCGTTTCATCTGGACTTACTAACGGATATGGCGGGCTGTTGAGGTCAGATGGAACAAACGGAGCAAACGCTTATCTGGGATGGAGCGCAGAATTATGATCTATAAAATGCTACCTAAACAAGAAGGCGAACAACAAATTTACGCCCGCATCGACGATGACGGCAAATGCCGCTTGACCTGCACGGCTGAATACCCTGAGTTTCAGGAGTGGCTGGCCGAGGGCAACGAGCCGCTGCCTGCTGACACCCCGGAGTGATAGATCACCGACCTGATCCTTTCTTTTTGGCCGATCATACTTGGCTTCGTGTCGTTTTTGATCTGGCTGATCCGGCTGGAAGCGCGCAGCGGTGGCGCTCTTGGCATTCATCCTTTGGTCTGCGAGCCAAAAATGAGCGAATACATCCCCGACAAGAAAACCTACCAAGCCAACCGCCGCCGCATGGCTTGGGCTGCATTGCCCATGATCTAGGCCAGTTATCTGACATTGGGTTTCTGTGGTGTGTGCCTGCGACCGCACCTAACCCCGCTCTTGCCGTGGCCGGGTTATTCATCGGCGCAATCGTGGCTGTTGGCGTCACACTATTCAGGCCAATTCACCGAAAAATCAAACGAGGCTAACCATGCAATATGAATGCCATGGCTTTGCCGGGTTGGGTTATCCCTTCACGGCAGGCGGAACCCGTGCGCTTGAAAAGCTGATTGACGATCTACCAGCAAGGGCAGGCGCGGACCATCATGCTTATTGGGATGCCGATGACGTAGCGCGGGACATAATCAACAAGCACAGCCCAAACAAGGTAAGGATTGCGTTCTTTGCCCATTCCTGGGGCGTCAAGACTGGATTGGAGGCCTGCGCCATTCTCGACAAGGCAGGCTTTCAGGTGGCCTATTTCGCAGCCATTGACCCTACAGCATTACGGGCCAGAGATGACCCGATGGTGATTCCAGACAACGTTGAATACGTCGATGAGTTTTGGTCCACAAAGGGCTTTATCAATTTCCCCAAATGGGCAAGGCGCAACAAGACGGGCGATCCCGGCGGCATGTGTGTCAACCCCTACAAGGTTCAGCACAAGGTGCACCACATTGCGGCGGGCCACATTGCCAGCGCCAGCCACCCGATAACGCGCCGCATCATTGTCAACAAGATGGCGGAGATTTTGCGGTGACAAAGTTTGTGAAAGACTGGCAGGAAAAGCTATCGGACTTGTCCCTGTATGCGGGCAAGATTGATGGCGATTTTGGCCCGATGACATTAACAGCTTCTATGGAATTGATCGACGCGGAAGAACTTGGCGGAACCAAAATGTCGGGCATCGAGCAACAGGAAGTCGCGCCGGATTTTTCCTATTCCCCGCCCAAGCGTTCCGTCAACGAACTGATTTGGCATTGTGCGGCAACGCCTGAAGGGCGTGACTTTACGGTGGATCAGATCGACCAATGGCACAGGGCGCGGGGATGGTCTGGCATCGGCTATCACTTCGTCGTGTATCGTGACGGCACAATCAAGCGCGGACGCGATAACGAGCGCACAGGGGCGCATGTAGCGGGCCGCAATACGGGAACTATCGGCGCGACTTATATCGGCGGAGTGTCCAGTGACGGCAAGACAGCCAAGGATACGCGCACGGCAGAACAACGCGCCGCGATGATTTGGCTGACAAAGCAGATTGCGGCGGATAAGCGCATCAAGAAAATTTCTGGTCACAATGAATACGCGGCGAAGGCTTGCCCTTCCTTCGACGTTTGTTCCGATGAATTGGGCAACATTCCCAACTTTGTTTGGGGCAACCGCAAATAGGAGCTAACAGCATGTTCACCAAAATTGACAAGGCATGGACTGCCGGACTGGTTTCGTTCATCGCCCTTTCGGCTATGACGTTCTTCGGCGTCGAATTGTCCGAGCAGGTGCAGGCGGGGCTTGTGTCCCTTCTCGCCTTTGCGATGACTTGGCTTGTTCCGAACAAGGAATGACCTGGGCATCAATCATTGCGAGCGCGTTGAAGTTTTTTAATGCGCTCGCAGCCTTCTTCCAATCGCGCCGCGATGAGGAATTGGGCCGATTAAAGGAACGCGAACGTGCGGACAAAGCTAACGATGATTTGCGCGCTGCTATTGATCGCGCCAATTCTGATGTCGTGCTCGACGACGAGATTACAAGACGCTGATCGGGCGACAATATGCATTGCGCTTGCCTCTACAGCGGTCACAGTGACCCGCCAGGAGCTTTCCGCGCTTTCCCCTGAAACCATACGCCAGATAAAGCGCAACCCTGCCGTAAGGCGGGAACTGGGCTGCTGAAAGGGTACACCATGACAGGACGTTCGATAATGTGGCTGCTGATCGGGGCGGCTTGTTTCTTCCTTGCCATGGTGGTGTTTGTGCAGCATGAAGCGCGGTCGCAAGAATGCATGACGCTGGAAAACAGATTGGAAAGCCTCGACAAGCACACAAAAAAGGAAAAGGTCGGGGCCAAAGCTTATCGATGGGTGTATCCCGATGACCCTGCTTTCAGTTTTGTCTATGTGCTTTTCAGCAATTCCAGTGATGTGGTTCTGGTGATGTTTCAAAACGATTGCGTCATCCCCAACCCGCTCACAGGGGCATGGGCAACAAAGATGCCAATGAATGAAAAGGTCGCGGCAAACATAGCCAATTCTGATCTTGTGTTCAAGGCCAATGCGCCCGCGTCAGAAAGCTATTGAGGTTGTGACATGGCTGACAATACCAGAGATATAGTCATCCGCCTTGAAGCGGAAATGAAGGCCATGCAGCACGACATGGCGTCCACTTCCAAGAAAGTGGATGAAATGCACAGCCTGCTCCAGCAGGCCAAAGGCGCGCGGTGGGCAATCTTTGCCATGGCCGCACTAGGCGGGTTTGTATCTGCGAAACTTTCCGCCTTTATCCCTTGGCTTGGCTTTCCTGCCAAGTAATCATCCCCGAAACAAAACCATAGGTGACTGATGGCCGGTCGGACGCTCTCCGAAACGGACATTGCGGCAACCATTGCCGCGATGCAAAAACACCAGCACGAGGACGGCAAGCCTATTGTTTCTGCCATCGCCCGCGAATTGGGCATCAGCAGATCAACAACCGATTACCGCATTGAACAGATTACCAGCGGCCGTTACGCCGGTAAACTCCATGAGGTTCGTTTCCCCGCCTTTGTCGAGGACGGCGACGAACAAGAACCAATTGAACAAATCCGTTCCCGCATGGCGCAGAATTTCGAGCGCAAGCGCAAGGCAACAGAAGCGCGCAACTGGTTCCCGATCAGAATACAGGAGACCAAGCCTTATGGCCTTCTATGGTTCGGTGATCCGCACCTTGACGATGACGGCTGCAACTGGCCGATGCTGGAAAGGCATATCGAAGTCGCTCGCCAAGAAGGCATATACGGCGCGAACATCGGGGACACCACGAACAATTGGGTGGGCCGTCTCATGGCCAAGTATGCCGATCAGGAGACAAGCCTCAGCACAGCCGACCGGCTGGCAAAATGGTTTATGCTGGAAAGCGGCGTGACTTGGCTGATATGGCTTCTCGGCAATCATGACCTATGGAACAACGGTGCTTCGTTCTACAAGCGATTGGGCGCGAAACAGATACCAGTCATTGACTGGCGGGCGAAGTTTAAGATTTGCCATCCTGGCGGCACTGAAATCCGCATTGACGCATCGCACGGGCGCAAAGGTTCATCGATCTATAACGAACTGCATGGCACGTTGCGCGAGGCTGTCATGGGCGAAACAGCGGACCTGTATGTCACGGGCCATACGCACAATTTCGCCATGGAACAGTTGGAAGTCGCAAGGCGAAACCATCTTTGCTGGTTGATGCAGCTTCGGGGCTACAAGCACTTTGACGATTACGCGCTTGTCAAGGGCTTTCCAGAACATCACAATGGTGCTGCCATACTCGCCATTGTGGACCCTGCACAGGGGCGGCGTTCGCCTGTTGTGACGTGCTATGAGGACGTTGAAGCGGGCGCGGATTATCTCAAGTGGCTAAGGGCGCGGTCGTGAAAAACTTTGCCGATCTACCGCTTGAAACCCGCCGTTCCGTCTATCTGCGTTTTGACCGTAGGACAGGCCAGCCTTACGTCCTGATAGGCAAAGAAAAGCATTACATGGACTATTTCACGGCTGGCTTGATTGCTACTGAAGCAGTTCGCATTTTACACGCAATGGCTTGCAGGGAGGAACGCTAGGCGTCCCTTCTTAACTCGGTTTGCAGTTTGGTTGATTTAGTCAACCTCGCTGTGCATTCTGCGAGGTTCCCAAACTTCCCTTTTCTGTGTCCCGGCTTTGTCAACAATCGCGCCGGGTCAACGCTTTCTGTTGACACCAATCTAAGCGCTTCTCCGTTAATGTCAAGACATTTTTATAAACGTATTGACACTTGCGGACGTGTGCATTAGATATTAGGGCATGGACATGAGGCGAAACAAAAAAATGGTCAGCTACGCGCTGGACCCTGAATTGCTCAAACGCTTGGACGAGTGGCTTTCTCGACAGGAGTTCCCGCCTTCCAAAACCGCCGTTGTCGAAGCAGCGCTGAAGGCGTGGCTGGATAATCGCGATGACTGAGCGTGACAAAGCCACTCGCAATGGCGCGGTCGGTTGAAACCGAATGCGTAAAATAGGAGGGTTGTGTAACGCGCCGTGCCGAAAGCGTGTAACGTGCCGCGCAAGCCGCTGTTTCCAAACAGCAAAAAAATACAGTGGAGGCCTCGCCCGTTATTCCACTGTTGTTGATTTCATTGGGCTTTCTCGTGTAACGTCCTAGCCAAACGTTCCTATACGTTTCAATAGCTTAGGTGGCCCTGTGTAACGCGATGATGCGCCCCGCGCTTTCCGACATTGACCGGCGGCTTGCCTTCTCGACGTAGGGGCGAGCCTCTTTCGGATCGCTCCAACCGAACCATGCCATAAGCTGATATTCCGTTGCGCCATCTTGCGCCATGAGGGTGGCCAGCCATTTCCTGACGCTATGCGCGGTGATTCCTTCAATGCCAGATTGGCGGAACCATTTGGCTATTCGGCTGGAAAGGCTCTTGTCGGATCGGAACGGCGTTTTCCAGTCGTTCACCAGGAAATGCAGATCGCCACCCCATTGCTCGATTGCTGCCAGCGTTTCCGCTGACATGGGGTGTTCGCACAAGACGCCGGTTTTTACCGTTGTCCATGACAGCAATGCGCCGTCCACGTTTCGCCGCCCGATGACCCGCAGATCGGAAACCCGCATCCCGTGATTTTTCAGCAAGACCATGGCCAGCCGTGCCGGTCCTGATTGGTGGTAAGCAAGGTATTGCTCGATATGCGCCGTGGTGGCCGTAGCATGGCCGCCCTTGCGCGTTGTGAGCCTGTCCAGCCCTGTGGCTAGGTTCAAGCCTCCGAAGGCTTCCTTGGCCTCCTGAAGGGCGAATATCTGGCCTAGCACTTTGATGCGTTCGTTTGCGGCAAAGGGACCCGCGCTTTTCCTGTCGCGCAGGATTTCCAAGTGCTTCCTGGTGAATGAGGCAAACGCTTCCTCCCCAAATGTTTCCGCATAGTCGGGGTGCAGGCGCTCGGCGCACATTGATGCAATGATGCGGGCGCGTGCGCGGCGCGTGGCTTCGCGTTTCGTGTTGTAGGCGCTGGACGCCATGTAGCGGTCGCAAAGCCACTGAAACGTTCCTTGGCGCGTTTTGGAACGTGTTTCAGACGCTCCCCGCATGGCGGCGTCGTATGCCAGCCGGAATGCATCTGACATTGGGTTGTCAGGTAGGCGCACGGTCTTGTATCCGCGTCGTCGGAAATAATAGCGGGTGGTGCCGTCGCCGTTTATTCGGGCCGTGACGTGCTGAAATTCGATATTCATACGGTCGCTCACAATTGCGGCTCCCGTATCATTGCAGGTTTTTGCCCGTCATTGCCATGAAGCAGATCGTCAAAAGCCGCATCAAGTTCGCGTAAATCCCATAATACACAGCCATCCACAGGGCGTCCGCGTGGCATCTTGCCATCCTCTATCCACTTATCAAATGTGGAGGGCGAAACCCCGATGTACCGGGCGGCATCGGTTCGACGCATTCCGCGCACGGGTAAATGGCGGGCGGCGGTCATGCGAATAGGCTCCTGCGTCTGGATATGGACGCGGCATCGACCACGTCTTTGTCGATCTTGCGCCGCTTTTCTGTTTTCTCCCAACCTCGATTGGGCATCGAGCCTTTCGGCTTTACCGCGCCCGTTGCCTTGTCCCGCTGGCGGTCTGCTTTGCGGATGCGCTTTATATCATCGGCGGTCTTTGCCTTGTGGCATATCTTGCAAAGCCATTGGCCGTTCGCCGCTTCAGCTTTCCCGCCTAGTTCTGACGGCAATATGTGGTCGGCATCGCCTTCCCCCGCTTTCAAAGCGCTGCCGCATTTCTCGCACTTGCCATCGGCGCGGTCGATAATCTGCTTGCGAACCTTGCGGGAAAATTCTAGGCGTTTACCCATTACCGGCTCCAAGGCGTCCATTTTTCGTAGATAGACCTTGCAGCGACTTCATACTCAAAAGTCGTATCGCCAAGAACGTCTTT